CATAATATAACTCCTTTCCTCAACGCCCCCAGTATCTCCAGTCTCCTCGCACGGCCTTATTGACGTTGCCGCTCTAATTTGACTGAAACTGGTCCACTCTATACTAACTAGTGTTATGCGTTTAAGTCCGGTTCTCTCAGCAAGGACGCTGAGGAAAAGAGTTATGCTACTAACTCTCGAATCATTTTATTTAACACTTTAAGTTGATCCTCTTCAGGATAACGCTTAAAGATAGGATCAACGCGAACGCCGTTTTCACCTAAAAATTCGATTAATTCATTTATTTGTTTAGTCATATGAGACTCCTATATTTAACTTATATTATCAGTATACACTATTTCTTTTCAAATGTACACCTTTTTGTTTCGTTTAAAATCAACAGCTTACAATTTTTTTTACTGAGGATCTTCTACCCAATCCCAAAATGGTTCGATGACTTCCATTTCATCAAAACCTTCTTGTGTCCAACCACGAGCTACTGCATGTGCTGCAACCATATGGACATAATCCATCATTGGCCAATGACCTTCTTTCTCAGCCCACTTTTTCATATCAGACTGAACTGCACTTGACTGCTCACCTTGAGCTGTTTGAGCATCAATCCGACGATACTCTTCTTCTATTAATATACTATCAATTGCAAATTTTTCGATATCTGAATAAGTCATTATGCTGCTCCTCTTAAAGCTTCTAGATTAGTAGTGCGGATCATACCCCACTTCCAAAGACCACGATCATCAACTTCGTTGTAAAGTTGCTTATGACGAATGTCTGCTTCTTTTGCTGACTCAAACAATTCGATTACAAAATCGCCTTTGGCGTTGTTTGCTTGTACTTGATATTTCATTATGCTGCCTTTCCTGTATACAACCAAATTGCTTCGTCAACCAATACATCAAAACATGCATCGATGTACTCAGAAGTATAGAAGTCACGAAGACCCATATACATATCTGACTCTACAAAGTTCCAAAACTCAGTTGTATTGAAACCCGGACGTAAGTTAAACTCATTATCAATTGCATTGTTGAAGCAGTCGATTACATCGTTCTTGATTGCTGATCCATTTGGTAGTAACATGTGTTTATCTCCTCTTGATATAACCTTTATAACATATTAAAAGGGGAATGTACACCTTTTTGTTTTCAATGAAATCAATAACTTATAATTTTTTTTCATTTTCTTCCATAAGCTCAATCATTTTATTGAGATACCAACGAGCTTTCTTAGCATCCTCAAGTGGTTTACCCTTAGTCCATAAACGTGTACTTAGATATTTTACGATATTACCATGACAATAGTGCACAGCATTCTCACTTCCTAAACAATCTACAATGTAATCCATAGTTTCGATTTTACCGGCATTATAGTGCGCAGGATTGTTTACCATTTCGTCTGACATGAAAACCTCTATTTACATTTTGTTAAAAGTATTGTACAATAATTATATGAGTTTGTAAACATATAAATAGTGCTAAAGAATCAAGGAATTCAATATGCCAACCCTTAATCCAAGTGTGACAGTAGAAGTAGATAGTCTAACATCAGGCCTGAATGGCTTGAGCTATCTTCAGCCTACATCCTTTAAACTTTCGATAGACAGGAAGCATTATCCAAATCTGGAGTTTTTCTGTCAAACTATTCTACATCCATCTATGACTATCAATCCAGTCGAGGTACCTATCAAACGAGTAGGGTCAATTCCATTTGCTGGCGACAAACTAGTTTTTGGTGAGCTAACAGCAATTATTATTGTTGATGAGAATCTCAATGCTTATACAGAGATGTATAACTGGATGGATAGGCTAGTTGACACAAATGAAATTGCACCGTTAGATAGAAGTGATACAGCTATTCCTACATATTCTGACATTACAATATCTATACTTTCTAGTCACAATAACACTACTAGAACTATCAGATATATAGATTGTATACCGATTAGTTTAGGTGATATGACGCTAGAATCTACTAGTGGTGATGTTCAGTACATTACATTCCCTGTAACCTTTAGGTTCTCTACTTTCCAATTAAATTAAATTGACCGGAGTATATTATGACATTGGAACAAGTGTTGGACGAATGGTCCAAAGACTCTATCCTACCCCCTAATAATTTAGATGAGGTATCTCGTGAAACACCAAAGCTTCACGCAAAATATCTAGCCCTACTCTCTAATGCCAAACTACGTCTTAAAAAGGCAGAGATGGACCAGAAATCGCTCTTAAAATTAAAGTGGCTATACTATAACGGTAAAATGTCACAAGAGGAGATTGAAACACAGGGTTGGGACTATGATCCTTTCAATGGATTAAAGATTATGAAAGGTGAGATGGACTATTATTATGATTCTGACAAAGAGATCCAAGAGTCGGAGCTTAAAATACAGTACATTAAAACTCTAATAGATACTCTAAAGGAAATAGTTGATACGCTGAGATGGCGCCATCAAACAATTGGTAATATGATTAAGTGGAAGGTGTTTGAAGCCGGTGGCTGATATTGTTTGTAGACTCAAAGACTATAGTATGCTTGAAGTAGACTTAGATGCTGGTTATGCTGCAGAACTAAGCGAGTACTTTTCTTTCTATGTGCCTGGTTATAAGTGGATGCCTGCCTATAAGAATAAGGTATGGGATGGAAAGATTCGTTTATTCAATCGCATGAACGGTGAGCTTCCCGCTGGGCTATATGTTTATTTGTTAAAGTTTGCAGCTGAGAGATCATATACTGTTGACACTGAAGAGTCTGATCAATATGGTCTTCCTGTGCCTGAAGCTCATTCGCCTCAATATATATCGCATTTACTTTCTGACGCATCGCTTCCATTTCAGCCTCGAGACTATCAATACGCTGCGCTTGAAATAGCCCTAGCAAGAACTCGAGCAATTTTATTATCTCCTACAGGTTCAGGTAAATCTTTCATTATTTATCTGTTACTTAAATACTGGTTAAATTACATTTCAAACGGTGTTGGGTATCCAAAGGGAGGTCGTGTACTCGTAATTGTTCCTACAACATCTTTAGTTGAACAAATGCACCAAGACTTTTTAGACTATGGTTTTAGTCAAGATGGAATGCATAGAATATATTCAGGTAAAGATAAGAATGCAAACAAAGCTGTTATAATTTCAACTTGGCAGAGCATATATAAATATCCTAAGAAATGGTTTGAGCAGTTTGGTATGGTAATTGGTGATGAGTGTCATGGGTTTAAATCCAAGTCATTATCATCAATTATGAATAAGGCAACTGAGGCTAAATATCGTTTTGGTACTACTGGTACACTAGATGGCACACAAACACATAAACTTGTGTTAGAGGGTTTATTTGGCCCGGTCTATAATGTGACTAAAACTAAAAATCTTCAAGATGACGGCACTCTTGCTCCTTTAGATATTAAAGTCTTATTAATGAATTATCCTGAGGCAGTAAGACAAGATTTTGGAAAGAAGACGTATGCAGAAGAAATTGACTTTATTGTGGGACATGAAGGTCGTAATAGGTTTATTCGTAATCTGGCTTTGGGCGCTGATGGCAACACTCTCGTCTTATTCCAACGTGTGGATGCTCATGGTAAACCACTCTTTGACTTGATAAGTAATAAGGCAGAGGAAGGCAGAAAAGTATTCTACGTATCTGGTGAGACTGATACAACCGACAGAGAATCAATTCGTAAAATTGTGGAGAAACAGAAAAATGCTATTATTGTTGCAAGTCTTGGTACCTTTAGTACTGGTATTAATATTCGGAATCTGCACAATATCATATTCGCTAGCCCATCAAAGTCTCAAATTAAAGTCCTACAGAGTATCGGAAGAGGGTTACGCCAATCAGATGACGGAAGAATCACAACGCTCTATGACATAGCTGATGATTTACACTGGAAACAACAGAAAAATTTCACTCTGATGCATTCGGCTGAACGCGTAAAGATTTATGAAAAAGAACAATTTAAATATAAAATAATAAAGGTAGACATCGATGGGTGACATTAAACAATTTGTCATGGCTAATGGTGACGAAATAATTTGCGAAGTATTAGAATGGAATTCAGAAGAAGATCCAAGCATAGTTGTTCGTCGTGTGTATAAGTTTGATGTATCTGATGATCCT